TCTTTAATTGTTTCTCTTACCTCATCGTAATTAGCTCCATCGGAGTCAGATGTAGGCAACTCTATATCTTTGTAAAACCCAGATAGTTGCAACTTTCTAATTTCATTCGAGTCCATGCGAATAACATGACAGATCCTCGTGGAAGTCTTTAAGTCTGTAGCATTGTACGGAACAATTAAGTCCTCTGCATGAACAAACTTAGAAACTGCCCTTTGCAACGAAGGGTCAAAATAAACTTTTTTAAATGATGAACCTACAATCGGAAGATAAAATAACATCTGATCTAATTCAGGATCATACTCTTCCATCTCGTAAGTTATCTGATAATTCATAAAATTTTTAACACGTTCAGCCTGTGCTGTAACTTCAGGAGTTTCTTGTCCTATAATGGCTGTCTTAACAGGACCTCCAGCAGGTAATAATTCTCTATATGCCTGTGCTTGAAACTGTGTAACAGATTCAGCGAGTAACGGATGAACAATACCAGAAGCACCTTCAAAAGGCTCTGCCCTGTCTTCGTAGTTCATTCCTAATAATTCTAATCCACTTTTGTACTGATCTTCCCACTCTTTTCGTGAATTGATATCTTCTTGTACTTCACCAACAAGGTCTGATGATATTCGACCAAGTTCAGTTTCATCAATAAATTCTGCAAGGTTAGCATTGAAAGGTACTTGTATCGGAGCTATCTGTTCTTCTATCTCACCAATAACAACAGATCCGTCATCCATCTCTGTGACGTTTGGTGCTAACTCAGCTTCTTCTACTTCTACAGATGTAACACCCTCAGGTGCATCTATATTCTCTACTCCGTCTACCTTTTCGACTGCCATAATTTTACCTTACTTTGAATTTGCCACCAGCTCTGGCTATGCCCATGCCTTTACAGACACCACCACCAGAACCCATCTTGACAGGTCCACCATCTTCAAATCTTTCAGCTAATGCTGGATCCATTTTCTTTTGCACCTCTTCTGGCAACTTTGAAAAACCTTTAAACTTTGAAGGCACGGCTTCTCCACCTTTTTCCATCTCTTTAGCTTTAACTTTTTCTATAGCCTGTGCTAATCCACCATCTTTCATCTTTTTTGCACCCAAAATATCTTTACCTCTTTTTTTAACATCCTCTATAACTATTTTTCTCACTGCTTTTTTAATTTGCTTTGGAGAACGAGCTATAGTTCTCATACCTCTCAGTTCTCTTGGTAATTTTTCTGGCATATTACTCTCCTGTCTCTGGGTTAATTTGTATTGATCTTGTCATGTCTACAACTCCACCCTTGCTCATCATTTTAGGCATAATTGTATTTTTTTCAATAGACATTCCTTTAGGCGTTGTTATCGAAGCACTTTGAATTGATATCTTGATAGGTTTTGTCCTAATTTTCTTAGCTGTCTTAGCACCTTTTTTGAGTTTAGCCATCGTTCTGGCTGACTCTTTTCTTCTCTTGTCACCAAAAGGATCAGCAGATGTTAAGCTCATTACTTCATACCCTTAAACTGACCACCACGACCTGGCACAACACCACCCATGTTCATCTTTTTGATTTTACCACCATCCATCATGCCGACAGGTTGTGCTTTTGTCATGTCCATAACTTCACCACCCATTTCCATTCCAGATATTTCTCTTATGGCTTTCTTCATACCTTTTTCATCTTTAATATCAATTGGTGGCTTTGGTTTTGATTTTCCACTTTTAACATCTTTAAGAATTTTTTGTAATTCATCTAACCCTTTTAACATTTTATCTTTATTTGACATTAGTAATACTCCATCTTTCTTCTATAAATTGGTTCGTCATCTTCGTCATCAGGAGTAGTAATAAAACCACCCTGTCTAAATCTTAGTATAGCTTGTGTCATCGAATCTGCCAAGTCATCAAAATCACCATGTGGAAAACTAGCACATTCTTCAACAACCTCTTCTGCAAAATTAGCATCAGGTCTCCATACCATACCACTTTCAAATACAGGTGCACAAGCATTCATTCTTGCAAACTTATCAGCACCCTTGCTCGGTGTAAACGGAGTTACAGGTATACCCATACGTCTAAGCTCTTGTGTAAGTGGTGTACCACTTGCTTTTTGCTCAATCAATATCATGTCAGGATCATATGCTTCGCACAGTTCTTGT